ATTCGTATAGAAATAACTAGGAGCTTTTGAATAATCAAAGGTGTTATATCGTGCTACAAAAGATGCACCTTGACCAGCAAGTAGTACCTGCATATACGAATCAAACTTAAAGAGATTATCTTCAAAAAATATATTCTTTGAAGACCCTACCGTCCACGGCATAAAATACGTCGTACTTAAACATTTAGAGTCTGTTGCTCCTACAGGGCACGCCTTCCATGTGTTACCCCATCTGGCTGTATATGCCGCTTCACAAGTACCTGTACTGATATAACTTATATCAAATGTATTATTATCAATAACTCCCTCAATCCAACCACTCGTCATTATACCAGAATCTGTGGCAGATGTTGCGTTCCCGCAAAGATTTGGAAAGTTTGTTATATATGTATTATCCAATCGAATCTTAGTTGGGTAAGAGGAAGAGTTCACCGGCCCGGTTGCTAACCATGCCTCTGACCATGCATCCAAGTCTATGTAAAAGTTACTTACTCTAGCCAAGGTATTATAATCTGACGAGGGGAGATCAACTCTAAAAAGATGTAATCCTTTTCGATATCCAACGGTTGGTGATCCTGTTGCTGGGGATGCCGGAGTACCGCTTACCGTAAAAGTATATGTATTTGTTCCTGTTACCGTTACCGTTTTCTGCCCATTATACTCTGGTTGCGTTGCTCCTGATATATATACAATCTGCCCGCTACTTAACCCGTGGGCAGTTTGCGTTACCGTAGCAATGCTCCCAGATCTTGTTATGGATATTGAGATACCAGCATTCTTAAGGTTTGAAGTAATACAAGTACTTGTGCCACAATCTAAGCCGTTGCTTCCCGATCCTACAACAGAAACTGCTTTATCTAACACCACAGGAGCTGTCCAAGAACAGCTGCCTGGCGGAACCATTATAGTATCACCGCGTGACGCAATACTTATTTTTGAACGAATATCTGAATCAGAACATGATGCGGCTGTATGTGTTGTTGGTCCAGATACACTTTTCTTTTTTAAATATAAGACCACTCCTTCAGTATTAGTTGACGGACTAGGGTATGACATTGATACAGATCCCCCGCCCGAAATATCAGACCCAGTCGTAGTTGCTCCAGTTGCTACGTTTAACCATTCCACAGAAAAAACACTAGAAATTCCTGACAAATTGACAGAAAAACTAGCATTTGCTGGCTGATAAATTAAATATTCCTCTCCTGCTTTCTCTAACGAATATCCTGTTGACGACATAACCCCAAGAGGCTGCATATTCTTCAAATCTATTTTATTAACATACGTTCTCATTTGAGATAAAGCCGCCCTTTGAGAAACTCTATTTCCAGTAGAATCCTCTATGGAATTTTGCATAAGAATAAGATTGTGCCCTCTTGTAAATGCTTTCCATAGATAACTAGCTGTAACACTAGATCCGCCACCTCCGAGATGGTCAGTATCTAAGATAGATACCTTAGTTCCTGGAGCTGTAGGTACGCTAGAAACTGTGTATTGATATGTTGAACCACCAAAAGACACCCAATCAGCAGAGCTACTTGTTAATTGAGCATCAGTACCGCCAGAATAAGCAAAAGTCTTTCCAATCGGCTTTGTAGTCTTTGTCTTTAAATAAGCGATTAAAGCATCTTGCCAAGCATTAGACGCTCCACCTGCCTCATTTGCTATTTCATAAAGAACATTATCATAGGAATCTACTGTTTCAATAACCTTGTCTATGTAAGCTTTTTGAGCATTAAATATTGCTGCTACATACCCAGATTCACCTGGGGCTTTCATGGAATTTACACCAGACTTTGTTCCGTTATCGTCATATACAAACCCGTCGCTTATACCATTAATATTGTTATCTCCTGAAAATGGGTAGGCATCTCCAGCACCATCATCGTCATCTAATCTACAAAACTGAAATGCATACCCCTCAAAGAGCATGATACTCACATAAATACCGTTAGCTTGAGCATCAGCTACCCTACTTGCTAATCTTGAAAAATAAGATGAATTAAAACTAGTAAGGTCGAACTTATTGCCACCATCTCTTGCACAACATGTCGTTGACCTATTCCAAGGAAACAGCGTTACGATCTCCGTGCCTGTTCCACAAACAGACCTCGGCAACAGGCCTGTCCATAAACGAATATGATTCATACCATTGTTTTTAAGTGATGTTATATAAGAACTCCAATTAAATATAGCACCGTCTCCGTTAACACTAATATCTTGTAAATTTGCCCAAGTATGATGCCCAGATAACCAAACAGTGTTTCCTTTAACATCCTTAAAATAATTTGAGTTTGTCGTGTCAGTCATTAACCCCGCAGCCCGCAATGGATGAGGATACATATACGGGGTATAATAAGCCGTCCATGTATTATCAGAACACCGATACAAGGTCCCAGTAATTATATTAGTTGCTGTTCTTGAACCTATAGGAGATTGCGCCCCAATATTACTTGAAGGAACTTCGCTGCAGGACTGAGATGTTACCCAATACGCTGCCCCCGTAGTACAACTACCTGTTGGTACAGACGGTCCGCATCCTACTCCCGGTGAATCTGTCACACTGCTCCCCGTTCCTAGAGTAAGTATACCTGTAAAAGTTTGTCCTTGTTTATCAGCAAAGAAATGAACATTATCAACTATCTGCTTATCCTGATATGAAGAAAAAGACGTAGTATTACGAACATCAAATAAGGTGTTACTTGTACCGTACCTATTACTCCAAAAATAGTTTTTCCATACATGCTGAGGCTGGGCAGTATTAGAATCTCCTGTATTATTTCTCCCGCATGAATAACAATTTGCTGTAGATCTTGGTGCAGTTAAAACATCGTTATACCAAGCTTCACTTTTACATAAGTCAGTTGGCCACAACCTTGCATCAGCATTAGGACAATAACCTTGGACAGGACTATTTATATCAGATGCCCTTCCTGCCGATTCCTCCCACTCCATAACGTTATAATAAAGCCCTGTGGCTGCAGTAGTAAGATGATTATAAAACATCATATTTTTCCCGCCCCTTAACTGATATAGCCTCCAAGCATGGTTATAATCATCAACTAACTTATTTCCGTAAAACTCACCGATCCTTGCTGAAAACGAATTAACAGTATTATTACCGTGATTTTGAAACGCACAATCCATGTACGTTTCACCACCGGGTCTCTGAACACTTATCTTAAAGTTATTATATCTAACTACAGCACTTCCGCCTGAAGCTATGGCAATACTCGGTGCATTATCGTCCCATGAACCTTCTGAATAATCCTTTTCAAATAAATTGTCTTCAAAGAAAACTGCTTTCTCTTTTCCTACATCAACACCAGAAAGTCTCCACCATGAGTTATCATTCCATCCATAAACCATTATATAAGGGTCGCTACTGATAAATTTATTGTTGTCAACCACACCCTCTACAAAACCGTAAATGAATAAGGAAGTTAAGTAAGAAAGTCCTTCCGTTACTTTGTTTTGATAGATAATATTATTATCTATCCTCAATTTTGTCATGGGGTACGTTGCACTATAATTTCTTACAAAGATACCACACGACTTTCTCGCTTGATCGAGCCAGAGCCCGGATATTCTTGTAAGAATATTGTAACTGCTCGCATATGTAGAACTATGATAAATAGAAATCATATAGTTCGTCGGATCTTCTCTGTTGGTATTAGCTGTTATATTGCTAGTAATACAGGTAGATGTGCTCGAATTGCATGTTGTACTAGATCCCGAACCCGCCCCAATAATGGTAACCGCTTTTGTTACATTTAACGTAGTGTTCCAAGTACACGCGCCGGCAGGTACACTAATAGTATCTCCAGCAGAAGCTGTGTCAATAATTGCTTGTATTGTTGCCACATTACAATCACTAGCAATATGAGTGGAAGGATGCCCAGATCCACAAATTACTAAAACAATAAAACCTATAAGGAAAACGCTTAAAGAAACTTTTTTCATTACATTGCTCTCCTATACGTAATTTCTACTCCAATAAGTTTTGCATCGCCCGTCATTGTATCGTTTGTTCCATCATCAGCATCGCGATATAGTTTAATGTGCATCAATTCCCCTGCAGCACACCCGGTTTTTGTTATGTTAGTAATAGAAGCATCATTAATTTGCAAAGTAGTTCCTTTTGCAGTATCGATTACTGTTGAAGCTGTATTCCAACCTGGGTCATCTGTCTCTGCGTCTGCTACGCAAGAAGTTTGAATTGCCCACACAACATTTCCAGATGTCGCAGCAGCATACCATTTAATAACTGCATCTAAATTACCAGATGCACTAAAATCTGAAGGAAGCATCAAATGAATTTGTGCGGACTCGTCAGTCGATGCATCAAAATCTAACGTCGCCTTTTGAGTATTTGTTCCAGTTGCACATGTTGGAGCCGGTGCATTTGTTGTAGGTAAATCCCAGAAACTTGAAGCGGTGGTGTTATTACATCCTGCAGCTGCAAGCCATACCTTCTCTGGGATTGTTACCACATTCCCTGTAGCTTCTACATCCATTGTTTTATTTGTAAATGTGGTAGTTGAGGATGCTGATGCAGCAACAACATCTGTTAAATTGGTACAAGCTCCAATAGTATTTGACCCAGTACGACAAATCGGAAGATTAGTTGCTGGCTCTGTGTATTCTGGAGTTGTCCCACACGATTCTAACGTTATTACTCCGTCTGTGTTAGTTCCACATATCATCTGGCCTGTTGTAATAGTAGTAGAAAAAACTGACGGCTGGATTAAGGCCCATAGTCCAGAAGCACCTATACAGGTTGTTACACCTCCAGACCCACCGCTAACCAAACACCCTTCTGGTGTCTCAAAAAACGAAGCGTTTCCTGAAGTTGCAACAGCAAGTAATTGTGTTCCGACCGTAGGTGCAGCATCTGGAAAAACTATAATAGGAGTACCGTCCGACTTCTGAAGGGTAAATGTGTTCTTAAATATAGCCGTTCCTGTAAATGTATTATTGCCACTTAAGGTCAGATCAATACCAAAAAGTCTTGCGATAGTCATCTTTCTACTTGCGGGGGCAGTGTCTGGGTTAGACACAATATAGAACAAGTCAGACGTCGCAGGAGTCGTAAGTTCCGAAAGCTCAGTGACTTTAGTATACTCAAAGTCCTGACTATACGAAATAAAGGGAAGACAGCATAAAAAGGCTACAAAAAAAGGTATAAGGTATCGTTTCACAGATGTACCTCCAGAAGTTTCGGTTTCTTTTACATTATATATTGGAACACGATTTAATTAAGTCATCAACAATATCATATCCTCCTCCAATTACAAGGAGTTAGATCTTATTGAGAAACTCGTCCATTCTTCCCTTAGTAATTCCCCACCCTGGTACTTCATCAGTCATTATCCAACCAAGGCATGTGTTTTTATTCCTAAACTCATCTTGGCTCCAACGACTTTTAGTAAGGTTAAAGTTATGGCGAATGTCTATGTTTGGTACTTTTGACATCCACCGTTCAGACTTAACCATATCTATACCCCTAGGATAGGAATGCGCCCCAGGCTCAAAGCCGATGTTCCTATCATACTTCCCGTCCTTTTTAAATCTTTCGATTCTTTTCCTGTAATGTTCCAAGAGGAGTTGCCTGTCTGAGCAACATCCGGAAACTTGTTTTGTATAGTAAAATAAAGCCTGTCCAGTTAACGCATCAACCTTATACGTATTCTCATTAAAATAATACACATCCTTTCTTGGAGGAGTAAATTCAAAATGGCTCGGATGATATAACATGTCATGCTCAGCAAAAAAGATAACATCACAATCACTTAATTCGATTCCAATTAACTGTTGCTGAAACATTGTAAGGTGTCCACGCTCAAAAGGTATAACTATATTAATTCCGAAGTCTATAGGCTTGAGAGAAACGGAGACGATAGGAATACCATTCGCCGCCCGGATTAATTGCCTTTGTGCCGCTTTGGCTATTTTCTCATCTAGCCTGTTATCTGTATAATAAACTATACCCTTTCGAAGAGTGGATTTCTCAACCTTGATTGAGGGCGGTTCTATTCTAACTTCTAATTCTTTAACTTCTATTTTTTCTGATGCGGCAGGTGTCTCAATCGCATCTACAAGCTCAAACTTTTCTTCTACGATAGGGTGAGATTTGTCCAGAGGTTTAATCTTTTTCAAATCCTCTTCGGTCCATGTGGGAACAGGCCAGAACTTTTTAAGGAGCCAGGTTAAATCATATTTAGCCAAAGGCCATGTGCTATTCATCCAAAGATTCCTTGAATGTTTTCTCGCCCTGTCTACCTGCCTTCCTGAGATATCATAAGGAAAGCTAAAATCCCCCCCTTGCGTTCTAAACATGTGAGAATACCATGTCCTCTTATTTATAACCTGCCTTCCTCCAGACAGCCATGTTTTACAAGAAACTTCTACACCCATTTGTCCCCAAGAGCCGTGCCCTTCATCATCCATACCACCTAATTCCCAATACCTCTCTCTATGCATCATCCAGCAAGCACCGACATGGCATAAGAGATCGCAAATATCACCTTTGCCTTCAGGACGCTTTTCAAATTCACCCCAATATTGGAAGTGCATAGTATTATCAAAGCGCATAAAGTCTGAGCGTCTGTTCAATCTTGGTTGCCATACAATATCTCTATAAATGCCCTCTGTATTTTCACACTTTGCACACTTTATTGGAGTTGGGCCTTGATATGTTCTATCTCCACATTTTGGGCACACCCAATCAAAAGCGTGCAAATTATACATGCGTGGTACCATTGTCCAATCATAATGTCCTTCTAAATCAGCCATGAGTTTTACATCAAATCCTTTATCAAAAGCACAGTGAGCATCAGCCTTCATTATATATTTAGCTGTTGAGAATTTTGCCCCAACATTTGTTCCTCCCCTCTGCCCTATCGGTTCTTCATAATGAATAACATTTACCCGAGGATGGTGAGGTATCCCTTTATCCGGCCAATACCCATCACAAATAGCAACAATTTCTGTGTCCCCTTCCATATTCTCCAAAATGTTTTCGATTGTTTTAACAAGGAACATCTCGTTCCTGGCCGGGATGATAACTGATAAATCCATTACGCCCTCCTAAATGACTTTAGTTTTCTTCTTTAATGCCCAGTTATACCATCTGAGCCCTCTCCTCAGTCTGTACTCTAAATCCTGTTTATTCGGCATTCCCTCAAAGTTTATTTTTGTCTTTTCTATAAAATAGTCGCGCGATGGGTATTTAAAATGAAGGAGAAAAAGCCCTTGGAAGACCTTTGTCCCTTCTGGATAGGTTGCCGTGTGCCGTCCGTCACCATATTTTAACTCTATGTTTGGATTAAAAACAGCTAATTTATCAAAACGTTCTACCCTTACTCCCTCTTTACATTCATCATAAATTTGACCGTTTGTAGTAGGGAGAACTTCTGAGACCATAAAATAACAATAAGGTTTAATACCTTTTACTCCTAAACCCTTTGCTGTTTCTAAGGAATCAGACAACCAAGGGTAATAAACAAATTCGTCACAATCAACACACATTACCCAGTCAGCATGTCCTCGGCTATACAAATGGTAGGCATCATAAAAACACTCTGAAAATTCCTGTTCTGTAAACCCATTTTTAAAAGGGGCAGGAAAGGGTCTAACCTTTGGATGAGATTCGGCAATTTTCATTGTATCATCAGTACATCTATCATTAAAAATAAAAATCCTTTCTGCAAATTGCTCATAGTGCCTGAGGAAATACTTAATCATATATTGCTCATTCCGAACTATGGTAATTACATCAATTTTCATTTTTCCTCCATTTGCCATTCCGTGTATAGGTAAGATAAGGAGTTTTGAGATAATTAACATTGATTATATTTGCCTTACATTTGGACCGATATAGTACGTACGGCAAAGCAAGTTGATCAATAGTATGATACCGTGAAATATGATACCACCATTCTTTAAGCATAGCCCTTGTTTCTGGCTTATTCTTGTAAATAAATGCGGTTGATGCAAAAAGTTTATCATCAATAAAAAGAGGATCTGATTCAATCTCCCTCATTTGTTCTTCTAAAAGTTCGTTGTAGTATCTTGGGTAAAGATACTTATTCTTTTCCCCAACTTTCTTCTTTAAAAATTCGTACTCCTCATGGATGGTATTTCTTTCCGGATGTTTAAAAAAGGCAAAATCCGCTCCCCGACAATGTTCCAAAAACCACACAACAGAATGTTCATGTCGCAAAGCACAAGAACTATCCACCCAAAGATAGTAATCATAGTCAGGAACCATTTGCCACCCAAAGCATTTTGGAATCCTTGCCTGGAGCCTCGGGAGCATAGAGGACACCCTTGGGGGGAAAGAGTCGTCCGTAAACAGGAATGTATCACATGGAACGCTTTGCTTAACATATTCTACGACAGGGTCAAAATTTCCTAAGTTGGCTGAAATAACCGCTATCATCATGGCTTCACCCAAAACCAGGAACGAGCAGCATCACGAATCTCGCCAGGTATAATCTCTTTTCGGCCGAGTACAAACCAAGGCCTTATCTTATATTCCTTTACCATGGTATTCACTGCCTTAACCACTCCATATTGTAACTCAGGTCTCTGATCAAGATAATCGTGCCCGGAAATAATACCTCCAGATCTTATTTTTGGATACCACATTTTAATATCCTCCGTTACCGCTTCGAATGCATGATTTGCATCAATGTAAATAAAATCTAAAGAACCATCATCAAAGTATTTAACTGCATCCTTTCCAAACCTTCTCATAACCAAACACGGGTACTTATACAACCTTTTTAATGCATGGTTGTAAAATCTTTCTAGCCTTGCCTTATTGGTAAAGTCGATGTACCCCTTATAAGCTTTCCAGGCATCAATACAGTACAACATAAGATTAGGATTACTTTGACATAAAGTTTCTGAATATCGTCCTTCCTGAACTCCTAATTCTACACCAATGGTATAGTTTAATTCATAAAATAATTTAGCTAGATCGTCTCTCCCAACATTAGGAATTTGAAGAGGCATGGTATGACGAGATACCCTATCAATCTTATATTTGTCTAGAATATACTGAACCTCATTTCCCATACCTTTTTATTACCTCCACTATGTAGCTAAGATCAGTCTCGCTAAGCCACCACCCTACAGGAATGCACACATGGTGCGAATCAAAATAGTCTGTACCTGGTAAGGGAAGTCTGTAAGGCTGGAATATTGTTTTATCGTCATTCCTAGTATGTGCTTTGGAACACTCAATCCCGGCTTTCCCCATATACTCGATAAACTTATCAGCATCGGTTACCAAAATGGTGTACAACCAATATGAGGATTCCCTGTCGGGGTCTAACGGGGGCAGAAGTACGTTTTTAGCCTTCCTTAATTCAAAGTTATAAAAATCAGCATTGGATTTAGTTTTAAGTAAAATCTCTGGAAGCCACCTTATATTGGCTAACCCTATCGCCGCAAGGATGTCGTTCATTTGTGCTTTATACCCCCACATTGGAGGATCCTGGAGGCATCTCATGGCCGTGCTTGTTGTCCGATCCAGCCCAAACCACTTCATAAGTCTTGCTTCTTTAACTTTTTCTGGGTCACGTATTACAATAGCTCCTCCATCAGCTGTACTAATATGTTTAATAGCTTGAAAGGAAAAACACACGTAATCAGCACTATTTCCAACAGGAACTCCACCATAGGTACCTCCTAGGGATTGACAAGCATCTTCAATTACAGGAAAACCAAAATCAAGCTCATCCAACTTACAAGGTAATCCGCCCCAGTCCACGCACATGATAGCTTTCGTCCGTTTTGTAATCTTCATTTCAACATCTTTTGGATCGATTGTTCCATCAGTCAAGATATCTGCCCAAATGGGAATTGCCCCTAACGATAGGATAGCCATATTAGTAGCTAAGCACGTCATAGGTGTCGTTATTACTTCGTCCCTATATCCAACCCCTGCTAATCTCAATGCTATGGTTAAAGCAGATGTTCCAGAGCTGGTACACACAACATTTTGATTTCCAATAAACATAGCTATTTCTTCCTCAAACTCCTTTGTCTTTTCCCCTTCCCCAATATACCCAGAGAAAAGGACAGGAGTGAGAAAATCGAGAACATCACCTGCCATAAAAACTTTAAATAAGGGGATCATCACCATTCTCCATCATACTCTAAGGTTTTTATAGGTCGGGTACTATACGCGGTTTTCTTATCCTTTTTCCCACAGTTATACCACCCGCACTTCTCATAAAATCCTGCAACTTCGTCAAAAGCGAATCCTATAACACAGTATTTTCCATCTTCCTGAGCAAGACGGTCAAATTCCCTGCAGAGGACTTTTCCTAATCCCCTGGGACGTGGTGAAACATTAAAACTAGCCAAGCCATAAATCTGTCTTTTCTTCCCATCTATTGTAACTTCCTTTTCTAGCAACTTGGCGCGGATTCCGACGTTCATCACACCCTCCTTATATAGCTTAATTAAATCCTTATATTTTTTAGCTACCGTTTCTATATGATATTCTTCACACTTCTCTATATTTCTCTGTGCTAGATCTTCGTATAACTCTTTATCTTCTTTTAACCTCTTTATTTGGCTAATAAACTCATCTATCGTAGTAGCAGGCAAAAAGTATCCGTCAAATTCGCTTACATACGATAATTCAGGATAGGCTACGGTTGGGATACCGAAAGATCCAGCATTACATAACTTCAAAGGATTCCTCATCATCTCATGAGCACCCTTCCATCCTGTACGCCACACAATTTGAATATCTATCTTTTTATAAAATTCACACACGCTTTCTCTTGTTGGATAAACTGTTTCCACAAGGAGTATCATTCCTATCTCAGAAAGTCTCTTTCTTAAATCCTCAATGTCATACTGAATCCCAGCAGGGCGTCCTATAAATCCTACTGTATTTACCTCTGTACGTGTTCTTTTTTCCCGTAGGTAGTTACAATGGTTCTCAGGAATAAAAATAAGGTCGTTCCTTTTTAGTTTCTCCGTTAGATATTCCAACTGTACTTTGGAAATACAAATAACTCCTACATCAGGGTGCTGTAAAAGCCATGCTACTCTTTCCATTCCATCAACAATATCCAAATACGTATTCCTGGGATAGTTATCTGGAGGAGTTGTCTTTACATAAATACAAATATCTTGTGAGTACCCCCGTTTAGGACCTAATTTAGCATTAAGGTAGCGCCCCATCTGCTTTCCTCTAATTTTTCCACTTCCAGAGGTCCACCTGTAAAAAAATGCTAAATTAACCATAGAACTCCTTCCAGAGATCTATTGCCTTACCCCAATATGGAAGTTCTGAGGCAGAAGGATCTGTATTATATCTTTTTCTCCTCCCACCAAGATTATTTTTATGATTGAATGTAATGCTTGGGTCGGGGGCAGTAAAGAATTGCTTCTCCCTTATGGTAAGACCTAAATGCCCTTCATACTTACCTGGTTCACCAAAGTACTTCCATTTATCAGTGTCCTTAGAAGGATACTTCTCAAACTTTTCTTTTAATGTGTCAAACATTAACTTAGTCGAGGCAATACACATCGACATAACCGTTCTATTGTCTTTATGCCAGAAAACATCTTTGTCTATAATGTATCTGTTCCAATCGTAGAAGAAAACATCCTTTGATTGAGGATGGTGCAGGATATGGCTATCACTGTACACAGCATCGTCCTCACAACAGACTATACAATCTGTTTCTACAAGTTTAACTCCTTGCCATAACTGCCAATAGACATTATAGTTACAAACTCCAATGTCGCCGACACAGATATTATATCCAAAATTTAAAGGTTTCTGCGAAACAGATATAATTGGAAGTCCGTACTTATCTGCTTGAGATTGTAATCTGGCCCTAACCTTCTCTGCAAACGGTTCTGGAATCAAATTAGCGGTGTAATAAATTAAGGTTCTGTTCATCCCCACACCGCCTTTTTAAATTGGGGCCACGTCTCAGGCCACGTAGGTTTAGGGAGTGTTTTCCAATTCTCAGGCCACCCAGGTACAGGCCAGAACTTGTCGATTAACCATTCTATGTCTCGGGTACGATCTGCCCAACGATTGTTCATCCAAAAATCTATACAAAACAATCTCCCCAGCTCAGACTCATTTTTCCAATGCGCCCACCTTTCATTAGTAAATCCATAGCCATATCCATATGTTCTCCCTTTATGGAGATGTGCATACCATGTAGTTTTATTAATTACAACCCGACCTCCTGACAGCCATGTTTTATTCCCCAACTCCTGGAACTCCTGCCGGAATGTTCCATAATTCCAAATATCCATAGGATCGAGAATTCGTTCCCAATGTTTGCGAGTAGTAAACCAACAAGAGCCTTGGGATGACATTTCATCATCTATGAGAATATCTTTTCTTTCTGCAGCACGTTCTCTCCAAATATTTCCATGTAAGCCCCCCGGAGAGTTCATTGTTTCGGAACCAGGACTGTACGGCCAAGATAGGTAATGAGCGTCTACTGCGGGTTTATCTGATTTAATAACCCACTCCTCAGGTTCTAGAGAATATCTCCTGGGGACTACAAGCCAGTCCTCCTCACAGTTAGCAACCAGTTTTACATCAAATCCCTCATCTAGCATACAGTGACCATCTATTTTCATAAAGTAGTCACCTTGTGCAATATGTAAGGCAGTATTAATTCCAGACCGCATCCCTGTTTGTTCACCTCGATGGAGTATTACCATATTCTTTCTATCTTTAAGCGGGGGATCTGGCCAGTAGCCATCCAGAGAAATGATTAGTTCTATGTTTCCTTGTGCTTTTGCAAAAATGTCGTCGATTGTTTTTTGTAAAAATCGTTCCCTTCTTGTTGGGATAACGATACTAACCAGTGACATACGCCCTCCTCGTGAATCACTCTTCGACTTCTAGTTCTTCCCACTGCCCATTGGAAACAGCATCGAAAAGAATTGTCTTTTCTACAAAGGCAGTAAATGCTTCCATCCACTGCCTATTATCATAAACAGCATCGAAAAGAATTGTCTTTTCTACAAAGGCAGTAAATGCTTCAGTTTTGTTGATCTCAACCGTTACCATTTATTTTACCGTAAAATTACTCGGTGCTGACGGGGCAACTCGGGTATCGTACGTCTTACTTATAATATTTGAGTCAACACTTCTCAACCCATTCGCCCCAATATTCTGTGCTTTAAAATACACGGTTGTCTGGGCATTATCTGCAACGGTTATGGCTGCGGTAGTTTTCCATTCTGTCTCACCTGCACCCAGTGTATACATCGGCTGATTCTTTACCATTGTCCATGGACCGGTAGCTGTGGGACCGCGAAACACGTCGGTACTTATAACAGCTGCAGGAGTTTCCTGCTGCCATGCAAATGTAGTGCTTATATCTGCAGCCTGTGCAGACCAACAAAATGCAAAAACAAAAAGAAATGCTAGTGCTAATTTTTTCATAATCCCCTCCTACGGATGTATAAATTTTACTTTATTACTAAACTCACTTTTCTCACCTGTTTTGTTATACGCCAGCATTTTAAACCATCGAATTGTTGGTTTATCCGCCGGTAAATCTACTTCTTGGAAATATGAATAAACATCCTTGACCTGAACAAAAGGAATTTTTGCAATTCTAGAATAGGTACCGTTCTCTGAAGTTGCCATGTAGATTTCCCATCCACCAAAATTTGATTGATCGGTTATTTCCTGAGTCCACGTTGCAGTTATCGTAACCGTTTCTGTTTTACAGGACCAAACAAAAAATAGCAAGCAAATGCAGAGAACGATACCTAAAAGTTTCATTGTGGTTCCGCTCCTTTTATCCATTCCCTGATTATGTTTATAATCACAGGAACAAGATAGGATACAATCATTGTGACCGCTGCATTCCCAAAGTCCAGTGTTCCAATATACTGGAGAATAGCAATCACACACGGAAGGATTGCTGCATAGAGAAGGCCCTTCCATATCTTAGTCAATGTTACTGAATCAAATGCAAATTTAATCTGTCCTGCAGCCATACCTGCCTCCTAATACATATAAAATTTGTTGCTGAGATACACAGAGATTTTCATTGCTAAAGCATCAACAAGATACTCAAGCTCCTCATGCGTAAATTTATGGTTCTCAACTCCAATTCGTACCTCATCAATGCTTAACTCTTCAAGGTGCTTGTGTGTCTTCCGATGTTTTAATCCTAATGGCAAATCATTTTTATTTATAATATTCACGCTTATGCCACCAGAATAAATTTCGCGATCTTTGGGGTACCTGGCCATTCATTATTTCTCACCACAAGGCATAAGAACGATAACTTTTGTCCTCAACCTCGGGTCATACTTCATGTCATACATCGGAGAAACAGGAATGGTATAAACGACACAGTTCTCAATTTTTTCTACTCGCATCATCCACATGTATCCATCAATACATTGAGAAGCATACTGTGGAGAATACGTTAGATTCTGGCATTCTTGTGCCTCCAACAAGCACCCGCAAAAAACGATTCCTAAAATTAGGCAAAGAGTAAATGCTTTCATAGAACCTCCGCTACTCAGGTTTTCTGAGTTCTTCCCGTGCCTTGTCCACCATTGCACAAAGTTCTTCAACATCTTTGTCATTAAATCCAGAGTCCTTAATGAGTTTATAAACATCAATTCCTAACTGGACGCCCATCCTAACAACTACTGCTAATGTTGCAATTAATTCTGGTGTCATTTCGTACCTCCTTGTTTTGCTACGGTGCCATTTACAATCACAACTAAGTCACTTACAAATTTTTGAAAATCGCCGAAGTTTTTGTAGAACGCCTCAAGGTATTTATCCTGCTCAATAGATGTCCCAGCTCTCAAAGAGATCTTCCAAGCGTCCCCTGCCAGCCAATATGAATCGTATGCTTGCTTATAGAGCCCGTTGTATTTAGTAATCTTTTCTGGGGAAATAAGGCCAGCGCCTTTTAATTCCTGGAAGGTGCTGTCTGCCGCCTTCAATGTTTTACCTGCTGCAACGTAAACCGCCGTTCCTTTTGCCTGCCACGTCTGCTGAGCGCATCCTACCATAAAAACCAGTAGGATTACAACCAATGAAAATCTTACTGCTTTAGTCATGATATCCTCCTTTTCTTATATTTTCCTCACCTACCATCTGGTAGCCATCTATAACCTAAAACATCCTCTTCTTTGTACTGAGAAATTTTTACCATATTACTTTGATTTCCACCAAGCAGGTAGAACAATCCACTACTACTCTGGCCAAGATAAAACCCGACGTGCCCACTTGGTGGTTCTCCCCGTTTTAATACTACAATACACCCGGGTCGGGGGGAAGGTAAAAATTTTCCCCAATTTAAAAAAGAACGTGCCATAGCATTACCGGTACCCTGAAATCCTGCTTCCTTGAGAACCCAATTAACAAACGCAGAACACCACGGAGTTTCATCATCCGTAGCCTTTAATGATGTTGCTGAATGATACTCTACAATCCTGGGGTTATCTTCTTCCCCAATAACTTCTTTTACTCCTATTTCTAGACAAGCGGTTCCTAAGATTTCCTTTGTCATATTAAAGTATAAAACTACCTCAAAGTGGTGTCTACAACTCCTTACTATATCTCAGGTACGGTAAAGCATAAACAAGAAATGACCTGAGAAGCACTTGCTTTTAAATCACCTGGCCATCGAAGTGTTTCGTTAGGAAGGAAACTCTTCCCAATCTTTACAACCTTTCCATCAAGTTTCTTATGAGCAGATCTTCCGTGCCCCTCCTTCGAGCTGATCCATCTGTGATACGTTACTCCTTGCCGAAACATTTGTAAAATCCTTCCCATATTAATTAATGCACCGGATTCTGTTCTCGCAATAATAGCTACCCTTTTCCCAATTGTGTTATACACTTCTCTAACACGTAAAGCACGCTCTTCCACAGTCGTTTTTCCCTCAAGAGCCTTCTGTAACTGTCTCACAATCGTGCTGACAATAAAAGAGGGTACAAGTGACCCCCTCATTTTTGTATAATTTAAAATATCCAGTTCAATCTCCACTCCTTCCACTTCACTTATCCCTAAATCCTCAAGGAGCATCTCTCTTCCCGCCTGCATGGACAGAGGATACAGAGAATAAAATATCTTAGCCAATCGTTCTGATTCCTGAGGAACATCCAATAAGGTTTCTGATTTAGCATAGATGTTACTAAGAACTGTTTTTCGCTGTTCAAAAATAAATCGGCTAAGTTTACTCTTAAATAAATCCTCAACAGGTCTTTGTCGTGTTATAAAACGAGACCACTGAAGCTTTTTGCTCTCATCTTCTTTATCCAGCTCTTCTTTATCCGGCTCTTCTGCAGGTGGTTCGTTGTTTGGATCTCCATCTACATCGGAAGGGATAACAGGGCGTTCTGGACCACTAATAGGAATCAACGTGTAAGGCATCCACGACACATCCCCCCACGCTACGTTAGGCATGCCTAACTGAAGCCGTTTGTTTACGGCATTAAGGGGCCATCCCATATTAACCATTTTCTCCGCCGTCTCAATCTTCCCTTGGTAAGAATCGTGAAGTGCTTCAACATTAGCTAAATCAAATTTTCCCCACGCCTTAGTACTTAATTTAGAAAAGAAAGTACTCCAAAGTACTCCTTCAATGTAAGACACCTTTGGAAGTAAACATTCTTCCCAAAACATTTTATGAGCTGTTTTCACTCCTTCGTAGGACTGAATGTCTTTGTAAATACCCATAATAACTGCGTTGACTTTATACGCCCCAAATATCTCTGTCATATTAAGTTCTTTTAACTTAATAAACTCCATATCACGCTGAGATAATTTAGCTTGGGTAAATGTTGCTCCCCCAGTCGCAATCATTATCTTATGGGATTTACTATATCCCCCATGCCTTTCGTTTAACTGATCTATCAATCTCTTATACTGGTCATCGTCCAAGTCAACATCTGGGGGGTATGTTAAAAACCCAGATACGCTTACCCCGTTCTTGAAAAAGTTTTTATTATACACATCAGCATAGTAACTGGTGTCCACAGCAAGACGAAGGGCCTCAAGAGGGGACATGCCCCGAACTGGATCGTATGGGTTAAAGTACTTAAAATGAATAATTTCGTGAATAGGAAAGGTAATGGATTCGTTTCCATCGACCCTATACTTCCACCCAACTATTGCCTTGACCAGCTTATCCTTATTTTCATACCAAATCGGTTCCATCCTTGCAGAGTCCAAAGGCCAGATCTCTTTAGGCACTGCTGAAGGATTTTCCCTGTCAAGATACCAGTGACACTCCCCGCGGAGTCCTAAGTAAATCATAGTCGCTTGGAACAGTAGTTCTTGGGTCATAAAAGGGTTAGGATTAAGGAACACATCATACAAAGGACCAGAAGTGAGAACGTTCGCATCAGCTTCGTCCCCAGACAAAAGCCTGAAAGGAAGCCTTCCTATGTTCTCGGCAATACACTTAATAGATGCGTACACCCATAAACTTTCTTTATATGGGTAATTAACCGAATCAGCCTGCTCCATCATCAGTCGTAAGGGCATCCAAATAAACTTGTCGTCCTTTAAAGGACCAACTGCTCCCTTCTTTTCTACTTCGATAACCTGAGTAACTTCCCTTGTAGGAAGGGTGTCGCCAAAAACGATTCTTGCCACAGATTGTTTGAGTTTGTCTAACGTCCCAGCCATAAGATTTTTACCTCCCTTGACCCCTTGAGATAGGTATGAATTGCATACCTCTCGGCGTCCATTAAGTGATTCATAAAGTCGATTGGATCATCCGTTAAATTGCCAGTTTTCTTGTCTACCCTGTAACTATAAGCTCTTTTTTCCTTAATGAGATCGTCACTGGATGCTAATACATGACATTTCATTCTTTTAACCGCATCAATACCATCAGAAATGTTCTTTTGTGCCAACTTACACATTTTAAACCCTGCATTTTGAATTTCTATAATTTTGTCTGGCTGGGCAGAGTCTGCATAAATTGGTACTCTCCTCTTGTGTTCTGGAGGGATAACTAACTCCATTTGTTGGATAAGATCTTTGTTTGTTAATCCCTTCTTATAGATTAACTGTTCTTCCCAACATTCATTTCCTTTCATCCAAACCCTTACAAGGGCGGAAGGAGCGTTAAATCCAAAGTCTAGTCCATAAACAACTTTGAATTTTTGATAATCTTCAGGAAAGGATTGAACAATATCCCAATTAGTGTAAATGAGATGTTCCATCCTACCCCATTCACCTAGGGTGTAAATCCTGTAGTGGTTAATATCCTGCAGACCTAACCGTTTTAGCTCCTCAACATAATCCTCAGGAAGGAAAGGATTGTCCTGATACGTAGAAACGATTTCCTGAACTCCCTGTCGTTCCCCTCTAAGAGCAGCATCAACTAAATTGGTCTTAATCCAATGAAATTCGTCGATAGGGTTAAAACTAAGGAACACCTGATTCCTTTTCCCATCAATTGATGGTGCTCTCAGCCTCAACCGAATGATTTTAAATTCTTCTTCAGTAAAGTCTGTTGCCTCTTCCATCCAGATGTAGTTCCAATCCGAAGAATTCCCTGTAATTTCAATGACTTGTGAGAATCGTGTCACTAACGTATGAAAAGGCGGAACTTCGACACAATAAACAGGACCTTTATACTTTATTTTATTTACTTGCTTACTGCCCGCATCTCGATTATAAATACATCTTATTTGCCAAACAGGCTCTCCTTTAGGAGTTTTAGATTTTGTCGCACCTACTGCGTACCCTAACTTAAAAGCTAATTCCATTACATTATCTTTTAACTTTTCAGAAATAGTAGTATAAACAATCTTTTTTACGTAGACAGATAAAACAGCTCTTCCATCACCTTTTACAAGTGTTTCAAAAAGAAATTTTAATAAAGAACTATCTAAATCTAAAATTTCTCTGGGAATAAACTTACTGCCGCTCTTTCCAAATTGCAACAGATAACGAGCTAGGTCAACACTGCTAGCTTTAAACGCATTGCTAAATTTACAATAATTAAACTTGATTGGAAAATCTTTTGTATCTTCTAAAAACTCTCTTTTACCTTCCACTTTTGATTGAGCGATAGTAATTGTACCTTTATTATCGGCAGACCCCTCAGAAAGATACCACCCCAGAAACTTAAGAAAAGGTACAATAGGAAAAATTGTTGGTTTTTTTCCATTTGTATGTGGCACCTCAAATTTATCAATTATTATTCCTTTTTCGGTTTGATAAATATGACGTGCAAATTTTTGTCCTCTATAATCCTTAGCTTGAACAAATTCTAATCTTCCTTTAGAATTTAAAATAAGAAGTTTATGTTCTGGAGTAACACAAAATCTAGGTGATGTTTTTGAATGAGAATTTGTGTACATCATTCCTTTATAATCATAACTGTAAATATTTGAAACAGGTTTATACTCTAATTTACGTGTACAAGGATCAACAGATGCAATAAGCTCACCAACTTTTACATCTTTAATATTTTTAAAACCTGTTTTGGTTAACAGTTCTGTATCAGGATGAAAACACTTTAACTTTTCTGGGTCGTCAACGCTTCCGAAGTGAATGTAGTTAGTATCATAATACCAGTTCATCCCTACTTTCTCTTCTTTAACCAACTTTGTAGCCTTAAATGTACCTAACACCTCTTTCATTGTCTGGTACACACTAATCCTCAGAGAGGGCAAGCTCTTCCTGATAATCAAAATACGTTTATTCTTCTCAGTTAGTAATTTTTGGCAGAACATCTGCGCGAGAGAATACGATTTTGATGAACCTGCCCCTCCCCTATTTACAATCTCTTTTGCCTCAGAATTGTAGTTCTCAAAAAAAATACGTGTAGCTTGGATCTTTGCCTCTTCTGCATGAGGACTTGCTGCAGGCTTTACAGAGTAGTTGAGCCGAACTCTCTCCACTATCGACGACCCCTTCCTCGACCACCTTTCCCGCCACCTTTACCACCGCATTTAAACCTCACCATCTTAATCACCTCCTGGATTAAACTCATATACGACAAAACAAACTTCTCTAAAATTATCTGCTAAGTATAATACTCTTTCAAACTTAAAAGGCCACACTCCAAACACCTTCCTAGTTTGTGAAACAATCAGTCCTGCTGCCGCAAGACAGTCGGCTGTAAATTCGTGACAATAAAACTTCCCGTCCTCTTTAAAAGTAAAGTCATATTGTGTTTTATTTGCTTCGCAATGCCAAATAGCCCGAGACACTACGTTGTGAATTAAATTAGGCACATACCTTGGCCTAAGAAGGATAAACCTGTCTGTATCCTTTATAAAATCGATTGGATGGATAGATTGTACCCCTTCTGCGATAGAGTGAATTACCTCTCGTTTATTAATTACTACCCCGCTGTGGGTATATTCACCGGGGATAAAATAACTGTCCAAATAGTAGTTATACCCTCTCATAAGAACGTCGCCTGGCTCAATAATTTCCACCAAGGTTTCGATTTGTTCTGCTTTACACAATGGAGGCTTTGTAGCCATGTAAAGATCACCAAACCATGTGAGGAACTCTTTATATTTATCGTACACTTCTGGGGTCATGCCAGCCTCACTACAGGAATACACGCTTCCCCTTGTTCAGATAAAAGCATAGCAAGGTCCTCTTTAGAGATAAAACATGCTCCATTTATACCCCAGTCCCATCCCCATGAGTTGTGAAGCCTATACATCCCTTTTTTAACATTGTACCCGTTACAAAGGATGGCATGACCGCCAAGGAGCTCTCCTGTAGGGCGAATTATCCCGTCCTTATCAGGATAGCACATTCCCTCATACCAATTTATGCCTAACACAGCGGGTCCTTTATACCCAACTGCTAAAGCCAAGTCGACCTCACTAAATGCCCATCTGTACTCAGAATACCACCCCATTTCCTTTCCAGCCTTCATAGCAGCAAGCACTGAGCTTCCCTCATAGTCCTCACCAGGCCACTCATCTATCTGTTGGGCACGTTTATACACCTTTCGTGCAATCTCGTTGGTAAGCCCAGTCACTACCTTAGGCCGAGCAGCTGCCTCATGGGTAACGGAAAACCCTGTACATGCCCCCTCATACCCTTGGTCAAGAACAATTCCACATCTCCATGTGTAACTTCTCCTCGGCTTGTCGACGGGGAGGAGAACTCGAATTGGGTATTGTTTACTCCTTTCGTCGAATTCTCGTAACCTGCCAAATTTTCTATCCATTATTTCCCCCACAAATGTATTAACCACGTCGGGTCTGGCATGCCATATTTACAAAAGTCGATAAAGATTTCGTCCAGACGCCAGGCATGCTGTACTTTCCATGCTGCCACCAATCCACCAGTCCTATCCCTTCCCCCCTCACAGTGTATCCATAAAGGCTTAGGAAGGGTGTCTATAAGGGCTACTGTTTCAGGAAATTCCTTTTTCCAGAACGCATCATACTTCGGGGTCAAGGGAACAGACGCTCCCCACGAAAATCTCTTGTACACTATCCCATGGTCTATACAAAACTTCAATTCTCGTGCATCGTCATCATCAGTAGCAGGATTCCATGCGAGATTAATAACCGACTTAAATGGAAACAACTTGTACAGGGCAAGGAACTTTAACGTGTTTTCCGGCTGGCCCGATCTCACTATCTGCTTATTTACGAGCCCAACATTTTTAAGCCACTTCCTGAGAACTAATTCTGACAATTCGCTCATACATGCCTCCAGTTTCTGTCCTTTACTATTTTAACGATCATTTCCTGCGAAACGTCGTACATCCCTGCTAAATCCCTCAATGATATTCCTGCGTCATTATGGAGCTCTCGGATTTCCTTTACTACAGCATCTGTAAGTTTTGAATGGGCACAGTCCTCTCCTCTCCTTACCAACCCCGTAGTAACAGCATGATCTACGTTCTCTTGGTGTGTAACATACTCCAAGTTGCTCAGCCTGTTATTTTGTTTATCTCCGTCGATGTGGTTTACCTCTCGCGAATCCTTCCCCACCCACGCTTCCATCACTAGCCTATGCACTCTCCTGTGAACCACCTTATTATTATGCCAAAACGCTACAACAACGTAGCCATCTACATTGAGGAATGGCTTGCACACGGATTTGTCAGACACCTTCCTCACCACGCCCCCTTGTGACACTTCGTACTGAGGAAAACTTGGAATAGGCTTATATGGGAACTGTATCCTCTTCATGGATTCACCTCTAATGGAGTACCTGGCCCATCAAAAAACTCCGCATCCATCACCCCATCATTATGCGCCAGCAATGCTGGCGTATCTCTGTCAATGTACTTTGCATTTCCCCCTTTAACATTACTCACTATTGGCGGCCCTCCTGTAACTGGGAAAATCTGCACTATTAATTGATTTGACTTTCCCCCGCCAGCATCCTCCGGCCTGTCAATCCAGCCCCTATGCCGGCCTTTACACTTCAGCTTAAAAATAATTGCTGTCAAGTTCCTTTTATCTATCAATTCATTCAACTTTTCCTCAGCAGTATCCAGCTCCGCTTCATTAATATCCTTCAGAGCCTCTTTAAGTTTGGGGAACTTTTTGAGATAGTCATAAAACGTTTGACGTGAACACTTTAAATACCTGCACATTGATGTAATATTCCCCTTAAACTCTTCCAAGAGCCTGATTAGCTCATCTGCCGTTACCGGCGATGCCGAGACCCGGTGTGTGCCAAGTCCACTTCCTTCTCCCAGTGTTTTAGGAAGTGTTGTTTCTTGTGTTTCTTCTGCGATAGGGTTTTTCTTTCGTCCCCGTTTTGGCTTCGTAGTTTCATCAAGCCTGGGGTATGTTTCTTCCATTATGGTTTGGAGTCGTTCCCGTACCCTTGTTTTTCCTGTTGGCTGGGCCATCCTTATTCGTTCCATTCGTCACCTCTCCGTTTAGTGTAACGTGTGGGCTTGTTATAGCTCAAGTATGTGTTACCCTTATGCCTTATGTGTATTGGGTTGGTTTATGGTTGTTGGAGTTTTTATTACATTGGTTGATGAGGGGTGAGTTTATAGTATCTCGGGTTGTGGGGGCGAGTTTATAGTATCTCGGTTTAGGGGTAGCGGCGATATATGTGGGGGAGAAGGATTAATACAACATGTGTTGTGTTGTTTTAGTCGTAACATGTTTCACGTTATGATTTTTTCTTTGTTGTTTAATAAAAAGCCTAATTATATTAGGCATTTGGAGGATACCATGAAAACGTTAAGCATTGATATTGAAAGTTATGCGTTTAAGAACAGTAACTCTATCTATATGATAGGGTATACTCTGTTCAATGGTATGAATTATACTCACTATGTATTATATGGTGAGCAATTAAGACAGGGTGACTTAAACCATCTTGTCGAAAAGATTATGGAAAGCGATATTGTAATAGGATGGAATATAACTAATTTTGATATAAGAAACATTGAAGAAACGTTCAATGTTAATTTAACTAATGTACTACGAGGAAAGTTAATTGATGTTTCTACAATGTTTCATACAACTCTTGGTATCTCACATCATGTTAGCTTGAAAGATGCTGAACCGTATATGGGGCTGAAACGTAATACAATGGATGTTGTAAAGAATACTATGAAATATTGGATTAAATGGACTACAGAAAACGACAGGAAAGCACTTGATAGATTGATTGCATACAATAAAGAAGATTGTATCAATCCTTATATAATCTATCAAATGCTTACAAAGTAGGGACACGGGATAGTATGAAACTATCCCATTTCCGAGGGTGGTTTATAGGGCTATAACTATGTACATAATATGTGTACATGTTTATATAGATAATACAATAAAAACACTGGAGGGAAATATGGTATTAAAGATAGGACATGATATGGACAATGGGTTATGTACGTAACGCTTTAAAAACTATGGAACTACCTAAGAAAGTTGGTATCATGACTACGAACTAAATATAATATGTACTACACAAACAAAGGAGGTGAGCTATATGACAGAAGCAGATTGGGCAGGGTTGTTTGTACTAATAGTTGTAATACTGATTTGCATAAAGGCAGATGTACTGAGAAAATCCCTGGAGGACTAACGCTAACAATACACGACAAACAAAGAGGAGGTGAATACCATGGAAAAGCTTCCAAGAGGCTTTATCAGCAGGTTGGTCGAGCTTTACAACAACTACTACCAGGCTACCTACTGGAACAGGCGGTCTAGCTTCATCCGCAACCAGGTCCGCTTGGTTAAGGTGGGCTACAGGGGCGTTGAGCTCCACGACATTACTTACATCGTAATGTCGGAGTATGACTTAATCTAGTCACACTATAAAGGGGGGCTTAAAGCCCCCCCACCTAAAAAACAGGAGGTAAATATGAAGGTAAGAGACTTATTAAATCTGTTAGACGAACAGGGAGTGTTATCTATTCCCAAGGAGCCTAAGAAGGGTGCGTTACAAGCCCTCAAGCGGGAATGGAACTGTGAGATACGTAAGCTGGCTAAGCCTACAAACAAAAACGGCATACGAAGACTGGAGAAGTAGCGTGTGCTAACAAAAAAGGGGGTTCGCCCCCTTTTTGGATATTGGATGATAGCAACACAATAAGGAAAAATTTTTGTAAAGGCAGCAAAGGAGAGGACGTGTGTCCAATCCTAATTAATACAGGAGGTGGCTATTATGCCTACCAACAAAACAGCAGGACCAGCAGTAAATCCAATGGAGCGTACAGTAGGACACACAGAAGTAGAGGAACGTCCGTTGTTCCGCTACAACGAAACACCGGCATGGTACAGGTACCTTGTACTGTACGCCGAAACGAACGGCATGGCAAAGGCGTTTGAACTCGGCCGGAAGGCACTCAAAGACACAGTAGAGAAGGGGTGCTTTAAAGCAGGGAAACAGGAGTTTAAGGTTAGGGCACCAGCAAACAATCCTTTCCATGCCATTAAGCAGTTAGGTAAGGAAAAGGACTTGTTACTCCTTGCCTATTATATCCTGGCAGTGAAAAAAGACAATCCGACCGGAAATACACACGTACTGGTGAGGTTAATGAGAAAGCTCGCAGCAGTAGGAATTACAAAGGCTCAATTAGAAACGTACCGTAAGGCTTCTAAGAAGTCTGGTAAGCCCACAATTGAAGTAACAGTATAGTACCGCTCACAAAAGGGGGGCGGTATAGCCCCCCTACTAAAACACATGAGGAGGCAGTAAAATGGAAAAATCAATAGTAACGGTAATGGATAACTTGGCTATCCTTTCGCAGAAGAAAGGACTCCAGGCAGGGATGGCTTTAACCATCCTCGACAATCTTGAGAATCTCCTTGAGATCGAGGACGACCAAGGCTTTGAGGCTATAGCAAGAGATTTAGAGGCCTTGGCATTTGTAGTCACTATTGCAAGGGATGCCGTTGCGGACCCGGTATACAAGCAGGTCTTCGAGGAAACAATCAAATTTCTGGAAAAGAGACTTAGGTAACAAGTGATGTTCCATAGGGGCGCTACTCGTGAGGGGGCGCCCCCCTTTTGGAAAATGGTCGACAGGTGTACAATAATGGAAAATTTTTATGTAAGTGGCAACAACAGAGTACTCGTATGAGTCTCTGAATTAAATCACAGGAGGTCCATCATGGACGCTAACGTAGAAACAGAAGTAAAGGATGCAGCAACAACAAAAACAGAGGAGGGTACCATGGAAACAAAGAAACCCGCAAGAAAGGCAGCACCAAAAACAAACAAAGGAGGGAGCAAAATGAAGGTAGACTATGCAGATCACAAAGCTTGGAGTGCCGTAGTAATTGAAATGGCACTGAAAGAGGGGATGAAGGTAGCTAAGGACTACGGTAAGGCTATCCTGAAACAAGGCCTGATTAAGGCCCCTTGGGATAATCCAATGCACTGTATGAAGGCAGGAGTTGCAACAGACTTGGAACTGCTCCTCAAGGCAGTGGCTATTATCAAGGTGAAAAAGGACAACCCCGACAACAACATCCACGTGATTGAGGGGGTACTTGGAAAACTGAAAGGGAACTTTGCTGCAGCTCCTCACAACTTAAAGAAGGATGAGGACTGTATTAAAGCGGCCAAGAAGTACGTAAAGAACGCGAAGTAGGACTACACTATAAGGGGGGGCTTTAAGCCCCCCTATCCTAAAGGAGGACGCTATACAGCATATCGAGGACATTTCACCAAGTTGTAGCATACCACGGTGAAATATATTTAATATTAGAGTATATCCTTCACAGAATAGCTGATATACTCGTAGAGATGTAAGGAGGCAGGATGGGTATAGCAAACCTGGAACGTGAGGCGCGGCGCGGCATCAAGGCATACGAAAAGTATCTAGAATGGAGGCGAATAGTTATTCAGCCCCATATAGATCACTTCGAGGCTGAGATGAGACTCTTGCGTGAGGAACGGAAGAGATTAGCCAAAGCTAAGAAGTAGTTCGTGTACTTCCTTGGTCGGTCGCCCGAGCCATGGTCATGCCATGTCATAAGCCACGCCCATGACCATGTCATAAGCCACGCCCATGCCCTGAAAACCGCAGATTAGAGCGGTTTGTTTAATATATTAAACGCCCGCCTGTGTTTTGCGCCGCTATTCTCAGAGGTCGGGGCTGCTATACTAAACTTTTCTTCTACGAAAGGGTGAGATTATTGTGAGGGTGAGCGTATAACTATACATGAGGAGACGTAAGCCCAGCAATTTCATAGGACAATCTCAATTCTTCTACGAAAGGGTAAGGTTTTCCTGTACTGAGACCGGTCGGCGGGGGAAATCGTCGTGGCCAGGTATAGCGTTCCGTTCCTCGGACATCTCTAAGCGCATCCATGCGACGATAGGGTGAGAAAGGGCCAGGCCAGAGGTAAGAGACGGAGAAGTTATGCCGGCGGGCATCACACCCCCATAACCTGCGTACAATGTGTACTCATTTACCATAACCTGCGTACAATGTGTACTCATTTATCTGCGTACATTACGTACATATTCGTGGTTTATATATAGCAGGGCTTTTGTGTATTCTGTATATATATAATCTCACAAGCAAGGATAGAATGAGAGTATCTCTCTTTACATAGTGGTTTCTGGCAGTCTTTTCCGGTTGTTTTATTATTAAGTCTGGTTACTTTATCAACTTGAGGAGGTGTTTTGGTATATGTTACAATTTAGATGTAAAAAAGTGTAGTTGGGTAAAATAAAAGAACGAAAGGAGGTGAAATTAGGATGCCTAGGAGAAAAGTAAAAAAGTATAGAGATGCGGACGTTCTGATGTCGCGGATACGAAAAGTATCCGAGATTGTTGGGGATAAAGGAACTCGGCCGAAAGAGAAGAACAGGAAGGTAAAGGACAAAGGAGGAAGGATTAACAGGCTGAACCAGGCGGTGGCTAAGGTAGCGGCATACCGTACGCGCCCGCTTGGGGAGGATAAAAACGGAATAGAGAAGCATTGGTACTCCAATGCGTTGGACGACCTCGTGAGGGAATGGGTGAACACCATTCCTGCTGAGGTCAGATCTGAGATGTACAGGGAGTACTGTAAGTCGAAGATCAGGCCTTTCTGGGACCATGAGGCATTCGTCCCATGGTATCTGAGGATACTGTGGAATAAAGGGATGTTCATGGTGATGTACCCA